AGCAACCTCAGCAAATACTCCAAATACCGTTGTAAAGCGTGACGGAAGTGGAGACTTTGCAGCAGGAACTGTAACCGCAGATTTGGTTGGTAACGTAACTGGTAACGTAGTAGGAAACGTAACTGGTGATGTAACTGGTACAGTTTCAAGCTTGGCAAATCACGACACAGATGATCTTGCAGAAGGAACAAATCTTTACTTTACATCACAGAGAGCAGTAACTGCTAACACTGGTCTCTGGGATAACGTAGGCTCTGCAGATGCAGCTCAGACAGCAGCACAGGGATATGCAGATGGCGTAGCTCTTACTGCAGAGAATAATGCAAAAGCATATGCAGATGGCCTAGCTATCAATTATGATGCAGCAGGAGCTGCAGCAACAGCAGAATCAAATGCTAACGCATACACTGACACAGCTGTAGCCAACCTAGTTGACTCAGCACCTGCAATGCTTGACACTCTTAATGAGTTGGCAGCTGCAATTGCTGATAATCCAAACTATGCATCAGATGTAACAAATCTTATTGCAACAAAGGCAGATACAACATATGTAGATTCTCAGGATTCCGCAACTTTGACATCTGCTAATAGCTATGCTGATGGACTTGCAGTCAACTATGACGTAGCAGGTGCAGCAAGCACAGCTCAGACCAATGCAGAGGCATATGCTTCTAACTTGGTCGGACAGGAGGTGATTGACCGTGACGCTGCAATTTCAACTGCTATCAATGCACTTGATACAGACGATATTGAAGAGGGTACAGTCAATCTATATTTCACAAATCAGAGAGCTATTGATGCCGTAGGTGGAACCATTGGTGACGCTATAGACTTGCTGACAACAGACGACATTGAAGAGGGAACCTCCAACCTCTACTTTACAGATGCTCGTGCTGTGTCAGCTCTTGAGGCAGTAGTTCCAAACTTTACAGAAATTGATATCAATTCTGTAGCAACACAGGTTGCAGCTACTCAAACAGTAGCCACTGCAAGCCAGGTAGTTGCACATCAGTTTGCGAACACAGCACACCGCTCAGCTGAGTACACAGTTAAGGTAGCCTATGGAACTCACACAGAGCTTTCAAAGGTAATGATTACACTTGACTCAACAGATAACGTAGCAATTACTGAGTATGCAGTTGTTGGAACTAATGGTTCTGCATCAACAATTTCTGCAGATGTAAATGCTGGTAACGTAAGATTACTTGTTACAACAGCTAACAATAACTCTATCGTTACTGTAGTAGGAACACTTATCGCTTAAGATAATTAAAAGGAGTATGTAGATGGCAACAGTAAACAAGGATTTCAAGGTAAAAAACGGAATCCAGGTAGCAGGTAGTGGTGTCTTCGGTGGCCCAATAGTTGCTGCTGACCCAACTGATGATACACACGTCGTAACACGTGGATATCTTAATGCTAACGCATCTGGCATTACTGTTGCCTCTACTGCCCCTGAAAATCCAACAGCAGGTAAAATGTGGTTTGATACCACAACAAAAAGAATTAACATCTATGATGAAACTGATGGATGGCTAACTGTAGCAAATGTTGATGATACTCTCAATTTGACACAGCACATTCACGATACATCTGTGGGTGGAACTGGATTGATCACAACAACATTCCGTGAAGGTGGTTCAATACCAGCAAGCCCTATGTCTAGTGGAATTGATGGCGGTAGCCCATCATCAACTGAGTTTACACTCATCTTTGATGGTGGATCTGTAACTGATAATTTTAACTAAAACATAGGATATAATATAAGTATTTGGTAGATAAGACTGCCACATAAAGAGGAGCTAAGCAATATGGCAACAAGAATGCAGCAACGTAGAGGTACAGCAGCACAATGGACAGCTGCCAACCCAGTACTTTCAGCTGGTGAAATTGGTTATGAGACCGACACCAATAAGTTTAAGATTGGTGATGGAACCACTAGCTGGTCATCACTTAAGTATTTTATGAACCTAGAAGACCTAGATCTTGATACTGAGGGCTTTATAAAGGACGAAGAAAAAGGAGCTGCAAATGGTGTTGCCACACTTGACGGCTCAGCACAAATTCCAGTAAATCAGCTTGCTAACATTATTCAATCAGCTCCAAACACACTAGATACTCTAAACGAGATTGCTTCATCGATTACAGATACTAATGGTCTTGTCAAGACTGCTATTGCAGATGCAATTGAAACTGCGATGGCCGATGAAATTGCTGCTAGAGATGCAGCGATTGCGGTAGAGGCTGCCTCACGTCAAACTGCAATATCTGCAGAGGAAGATGCTCGTGATGCTGCTATTTCTACTGCTATTGCACCATTAACTACATCAATCAGTGATTTAACTAGTGATCTATCAACTTTGAGCACAAATGTTACAAATCTCACAACTGCTGATGTTGCAGAAGATGCATCAAACACTTACTTTACTGCAGAAAGAGCACAGGATGCAGTTGGATCAATTATTGTTGGATCCGCTGGAATCGTTTCGGTATATGATGACGAAGCAGCAACAATTACAATTTCAGCAGATGCTACAATTGCAACTGCAACAGGTTTATCAACAGCAATTTCAGACCACAATTCTGACACAACAAATGTGCATGGTATTGCTGACACAGCAGAGCTAGAGACACAAACAGGTGCCCAGGCAAAAGCAGATAATGCACAATCGGCTGCAGAGGATTATGCAGATGGTCTTGCTGTAAATTATGATGCTGCAGGTGCAGCAGCAGCTGCTCAGACAGCAGCAGAAGCTACAGCAGCTTCCCTATATGCTACTAAGGTAAACGCTGCAATTACTGGAAGTGCTACAGCAGAAAACCTTACAATTACTGGAGACCTAGTTGTCCAGGGTACAACGACAACAGTTGCTGCAACTAACCTCGAGGTTACAGACTCCTTAATTTATCTTGCTTCAGAGCAGTTTGATACAGACACTCTTGACATAGGTATTTTTGGTGCATATGGAGATGTGCAAACAGGACACTTCCACACAGGCATCTTGCGTGACGCAACTGACGGAAAGTGGAAGCTAGTTTCAAATGCTCCAGAGCCAACAGATAGTCACGTAGACTTTACTAATGCTAACTATGATACACTAAAGCTTGGCGGAGTTGAGTTTGCAGATGGCATTCAAACAAAGCAGGGAGTTCCATCAATAACACCAATCTCTCAAAAGACAGCATCATACACACTTTCAGACCTATCTGAGCGTGATTCTCTTATTGAAGTTGGATCTTCTTCTGCAACTACACTTACAATCCCTGCAGATTCAGCAGTAGACTACCCAGTAGGCACTACTCTTGATATTCTTCAGACATCAACAGGTCAAGTAACAATTGCTGGAGATACTGGTGTTACAGTAAATGCAACACCTGGACTCAAGTTGCGTACACAATGGTCTTCAGCTACTCTGATGAAGAGAGCAGCAAACACATGGGTTGTCTACGGCGACCTTACAGCTTAATAGAAAACGAGGAATAGGATATGGCAGCAGGTAAAAGAGCAGGTAGACACTCTCAGCAGTCAAATGACTTTTTAGAGCCACATGCACCAGTTAACGTAGGTGCAACAGATGTTGGAACTAACAGAGCATACAATGACGGTGCTGCCACAGTAACTTTTGAGTTGCCTGCTAACTCACCAGCTGCAACATCGTATACAGTAACAGCAACACCTACCGCAGGTGGTTCTTCAATGACTGCATCTGGATCTTCTTCTCCAGTCACAGTATCTGGACTTGCGTCTGACACTGGATATTCAATTTCTGTGACTGCATCTAACGCTTCTGGATCTTCAGCTGCATCATCTTCAGTTTCTATTACTGCAACAACCGTTCCAGCTGCACCTACTAGTGTCAGTGCGTCATCTCCAAGCGGTGCATCATATGATACAGTATCTTGGTCTGCACCAGCCAATGGTGGCAAAGCAATTACTAATTATTACATCACTTCTGATGATGGAAAGTCTGGAAATACATCTGGAACATCTATAGATATTAGCCAAGAGCAAGGAACTTCTCAAACATATACGGTATATGCTGATAACGCAAATGGTAGATCTGCTGCCTCAGCAGCATCTAACCAAGTTTCAACATTTTCCTTTGTGCCATTCTCAGTATTTGGCTTCTTCTCAGTATTTGGATTCTTCTCAGTATTTGGATTCTTCTCAGTATTTGGGTTCTTCTCAGTATTTGGATTTGTTCCTTTTAGCGTATTTAGCTTCTTTGGAGTATTTGGATTTGGACCGTTTGGAGTGTTCGGATTTATTCCATTTGGAGTTTTCGGATTCTTCGGGGTATTTGGGTTTAGATAAAAAACAGCTCCTATAGTGTATAATAGTTTTATACATAGAACGGAGTATGAGATGTATAAAGATCAAACACCTCTGAGAAGCATTAGCAAGACCACTCAGGGACACAAATTCTTTGAACGCTATCTAGATAATGACCTTGCAAAGCTAACAGAAGAGCTTCAGGCTAGATACGAACTTATTGAACAGGCAAAACTTCCAGGTGTAACACCAGTAAGCCCATTTGAGGCATGGAAAGACTCTAACAGTATCTCAACAATGAAGTGGAGACAGTATAACGTTTTCCAGTTCCATATCGATGGTATTTATGAATTATATAAAGCCGTTGGAGATATGGTAAGAGAGGCATGCGAACATTACGAGCTTGACTTTGATGAACAAAAGTTTATGATTCAGGGATGGTTTAATATTAACCACTCTGGCAATGGAAAACTTAATTGGCATGAGCACGGTGGCCCAGGTGCACCAGATTTTCATGGGTACTATTCTGTAGCTGCAGAACCATCCTCTACACACTATATCGTGTTCGATGACGAGGTAGAAAATGTCAATAAGAATAATCGTGCCATCTTGTCTGAAATGGGACATCCACATGCAATGGGTGATTGGGACTGGGATGGTCCAAGAATTACAGTAGCATATGATGTTACACCTTTAGAGTACCTAAAGCGTGGAGGATCTGCAGTAGAGCAGCACTGGATTCCACTTAGATGATTGCAATGACTAAGCCACCGCACAAGTTCTTTGATCGTTATTTAGATAATGACTTGGAAAGCCTGACACAGTATCTTCTAGAAAAGAGAAAGTGGATATATGAAAACGGCATTGGTGCACCAGAAGATGTTTTTAAGGAAAAGCGTGAACGTGGCGATAGCCTAGTTACAATGCTTGGAGACTATTATAATATCTTTACATGGGACAATCCAGCTATTAAAGAGCTCTACGATGGCTTAGTCATCACAACAAAAGAAGCATGCGATTACTATGGAATAGACTTTGACAAAGCTGATTACCATATTTGCGGATGGTTTAATGTAAATGAAAATGGTACAGTTTACTCTGGAGAGTCTCCTTTAGATCATCCAGAATGGTTTCACGATCACATGCATGGCATAGGGGCTCCAGTATTTCACGGATACTACTGTGTGAACGCAGAGCCTTCATCCACCTACTATCATATAAATAAAGATAGAAACAATTTGTTTGAAAATGTTAATAAAAACAATAGGCTTGTAGTTTCAGAAACTGGTCATCCACACGCAATTGACAATTGGTCTTGGGATGGTCCAAGAATTACTATTGCCTATGACATTAGTCCAAAGAACAAGGATTTTATTAATCATGATTTTGTTGGAAGCCATTGGATAAAGTTGGGATAGTATGAAGGATCATAAATTTTTTATTCGTGACATAGATAATGACATAGAGTCACTCTTGTCGTGGACTTTAGATTTGAATGAAAGACTAGTCTCTGGAAATCTAGTAGAGCTAGACAAATCCATGCTTGATGCATACAAGGATAGCTCATCTGGAGCAGGTACCGCCTTTCTTTCACACTACAATATTTTTGAGATGGGCAACCCACAAATTGAAAAGCTAAAAAATGCAATCCATGATGCCCTAAAAGAGGCATGTATCTATTATGAAATAGATTATGATGCTGAAGATTGGTACCTGCACGGCTGGTTCAACAAAAATGCTAAAGAAGATATGTGGGATGTCTCTCCTATTGATAATCAAGATAAGTGGCACGAACACATGAATGGTGTTGGAGCACCAGTGTTTCATGGATACTATTGTGTAAATGCAGAACCTTCTGTAACAGTGTATCAAGTATTTAAAAATCCAGAAAATATAAAAGTAAATGTAAATAAAAATAATCGTTTAGTTGTTTCAGAAGTTGGTCATCCTCATGGCATGGGAAACTGGAGAGTCGATGGTCCAAGAGTAACTATTGCTTATGATATTGCACCAAGAGCCTATATTAGCGATGAGGATGCACAAACATGGACAAGGCTTGAAAAGTGAAAAACTGGATATTAAGAATAAAATGTTTTATTTCTGGTCATAAGGTCATTAAGGGTAACGCTTGTCCAGTAACTGGTATGGTTAGGTTAGACTGTATAACTTGTGGTGGATCAAATATGCCAAAACATGTAGATAAGGTTGGAATGTTTCAATGAGTAAGACGGATGATATTAAGTATGTTAAGGGCTTCATGCCAGCTGATATAGCTAAAGCAATTTACGAGTATTCTGTAAAAAATGATGAATTTTTTGATGAATTTGGCAATGGGGAAAAAGAGTTTAGGGTTAATGTGTTTAAAAAGTCTGATGAAGAAACACTGGCTATGAAAAATCTAGTAACAGAGTGGGGCAAAAAAGTATATGATTTTGTGCTAAATACATATGGTCAAAAGTTCTATGAATATGATGAGACAAAATCGCATATTGCAAGATTTGAGCCAGGCTGGGGTATGCATGAGCATTTTGATGCTAGCAAGCCAAACGATATAGCAACATTAATATATATAAATAATGATTATATTGGTGGAGATATCTATTTCCCAGAATATGGAATTTCTCACAAGCCAGAGCCAGGAGACCTCTTAACTTTTCCAGACAATCCAGATTACGTGCATGGGGTAAGAGCAATATCTGATGGAATTCGTTATACAACTCCACGCTGGTTTACACGTATAGTATGATAAAATATATATACAATGACAGCCTCACTCAGCCTATACTCATCCAAAATCATCAAGGAACACCCCCTTGGTCTTTGGCCACTGCAAGACAAATGTGACTACCTGTCCATACTTAATTCTTCTCAGAGGGATTTAACTTCTTGGAGCTTAGATGGTGGACAGATGTCATATACATCTACACTAACAACCCCAATTCCAGAAGAGCCAGTTTACAGAATTGACTCAGCACATGTTGGTGCCTCTAACGTAAGAATGGTAAGGCTGAATAGCGAGGTTATTGGAAACTTTTCGTCTATAAACGAGTATCTAGCTACATTTACGCTATCAACCTTTTTATACTCTTCTACCGACAGCATTCTCTCTGCAACTATTGGGTTTGCATATACTGATCCAACCTATGGCGAGTATCGTGTATTTAAACGTTTTCCGCTGTCAGTTGCAGGTAAATGGGTATTCTTATCAGAAACATTTGATAGACCATATGACATTAATTCTGAATACTATCTTTTTATAGAAATTGAGTTTCTATCTAATAAGACTACAGATCCAGTGCTATTTTTGCTAAATGGACTTTCTCTTGGCCAATGGACAGAAGAGTTTAACTCATCATCTTCGGGTGTTGTCCCAGAGACCGTAGTTGGCTCTATATATGGATTGCCAGATAATTCTAAGGCAGTAAAACTTCTTGCATCAGCAGAAGCCACTAAAGATGGATATGCAATTGTCGCAGACAATCAACTAAAGGCAAGAAATTCTGGTATGCCGATGGTATATGGGTCAGACTCTTCGATGACAATATATCCAAATGGATCTAGTCCATCTATAGTTATACCTGGCTTGGGTTTTATGAATAGAGTTGGTCAGTACAAGAACTACACTATCGAGGCATGGATCAAGATAAGCCCATCTGGATACTCTGAGTCAAAGATATTTGGACCAGTCGCATCTTCTGATGGAATATATGTTAATGGACCATTCTTAAAGCTTAAGGTGGGGGATTATTCAATTTCCCACTATGTGTCTGAATGGTATAGACCAATGTTGGTGCACATATCGATATCATCAGACAGAATTGTTATGCTTTTGAATGGTGAGCAGGTAGGTCAGATATTGGTAAATAGATCAGATCTTGTTTTTCCAGAAGAAGTGCTAAATGGAAAAGAGCAAGACTGGCTGGGATTCTATTCTAATGACTCAATCGATATATTTGAAATTGGACCAGTGTCAATATACACATATGTTATCTCAAATGCTATTGCTAAGAGAAGATGGATATTTGGGCAAGGGGTAGACAATCCAGAAACTTTAAATGTTGCATATGGTGGAAAGAACATATATTTTGACTACCAATTTGCCAAATATTCATCAAACTATTCTTATCCAAAAATTGGTTCATGGTCTAGCGGAATATCTAACAACTTGTCAAGCGATACAGACTACTTAAAGATTCCAAGCTTTAAGAGTATGGAGCTGGTGGTCCCCGAACAAACGCAGTCAGAGTTTTTAAAAAATAGTAAGAGTATCCAAAACGAAGATTCAAAATTTATATCTTTGCCAAATAATGCATATGGATATTTTGAAAATCTAAATATTTTAAAAGACGGCGTAGAGTCTATTTATGTAACTTTTAAGTCTATATCTGCACCAACAGAACTAAGGCAGACCCTCATAGAGCTAAGAGATAAAACAACTGGAGACTACTTATCAGTGTCGTTGTCTGGTTCTGGCATTGAGTACAAGCTAAAGTATCTTGGACAAACCGAAGTTCTTGGAACAACTCAGCAATACTATCCAGGAGAAAAATTTTCTATAGGTCTTCACATAAAAAGATTTGCAAGTTATTTTGGAAATGCTGTAGCAACATTTTTAAGTAAAAAAGATTCTTTGGCACTCTATGTTGGCGGTACTGGTTCTTCAGACTCTTTTATTGGAAACATATATTCTATATCTTTTAACAATCAGTTTGCTACCAAGAAAATAGAGGATTATTTTGCTCCAAATGGAATTGTGTGGGATGCAGAGCTGGTTGAGTCAATGCTTGCAGATGCGGATGCTGGACTATATAGTACAACATTTTGGGAATTTGTTCTGGATGGTGGACAGGTTGCAGAATATGCAGGCATAGGTCTTATCGATAATGCAAACACTAGCTATACCATAAAACCATACGAAAATAGTTCTACTATGTATCTAGATGGAGTAATGAATGGTTCTTGGAAGTCTGCCCTACCACTTTCATATTTCGGAAAAAATGTAACTAATTCAAAGGGTATCCAGTACTACGATCTTGATTTTATACAGTTTAATATTGGATATCCATCACCTGGAAGATCGATTGCTGTTACAGAAACCGATGCTTCGTGGAGCTATCAAGACTTAGCACTTAAATTTTCTTCCCCATCTCAGAAAAAGTATAGTGACCTAGATAACCACCTATATACTGGATATATTGATTACACTGATTTAAAGAATAATTCTAGACAAACATATAAACTAGATACTTCGGGATCAATTGTAAAAAGCTATATATATTTTAAAGATATCTCTCAAGATGTTGAGGACGATTCATACTACACAAATATTGCGATGGCACCAAAAGATGGAATGTTAAGTCCAGGGGAAGAATGGATAAACACCAAGTATGAGATTGTAGATGGAATGATAATCTATCCACCTACCAATGTTAGTTTTGCACAAACTGTGATGGTTACAGAGATAGTTGTGTCAGCGGAGCATATATCTGATAAGCCTTTGGCAATCAGCACACTAGAGCTTTCGTCAATTGCACTTAATGATGAAACTCCAACGCCAATTGGAACTAGATACGGAACTGACATCTATCCATTTACAGAAAATGGCTTTTATTATGACTATAAGTCTCCAAATCCATTTTCAATATATAAGGGCAGCACACCATACCTATATTTGACTAAAAATAGTGGCATAAGGCTAAAGGGTGCATTTAATAATAAAAATGTTCGAGGCATAGACATCCCAGTAAATAGTGAAAAGACAAATAATCATAAAATGATTGCTATGCAAATGTTTGCAATGTATGATGATGACTTTTTCCCATATAGCCCGACAGAAATTTTTGAGATAATATCAAATACCTCACACCTAAAATTCTATATTGAGGCAACACACCCAGACGGACTAAGAGGTAAAATATATGCTATCAATGACAAAACTGGTCAGCTTGAAAATGGTGTTGGATATTATATTAATGGCAAAGTTGTTAAAGACCCAGTGCTGACAATAAAGCAATGGGCATCATTAGGTATAGGTTTTTCTAACTACCTAGATTTTTCTAATAATGGTGGATCAATTAGAATAACAGGTCCAATGCTTATTAATAATATATCTCACTATAACTCTGTAAGATTGCAGCAAGTTCAAAATATCTCTGTTAGACCATGGTTCCTAGTAAAAGAGTCTGGAAGAGTCAAATTTGATTGGCGATATTGGGACGGAATATTCAAGTGGTTTGAAGTGCTCGTGCTTTCGTCTAGAAATTTCTACGGTATTGACCCATCCGATATATACAAGTCATACGTTGGAACTACCAGAATAATTATTGATGACAAGTCAATATTAAGGCTATTAAGGTCAAAGTATAGGGCAATAACAAACTCTAATAGGCAAACTACAACTATTAATGCTGTTTAATATGGTATACTAGTGGTTATGAAAAAGCAAAAACCACGTTTTCCTGGTCAGGTTGGAGAAACCAAGGTTCAGGTAATTGAAGAAAACTTCTCTCTATTTGGTACCTATGTATGGACAAAGCCAAATGGCAAAGCATTTACAGATGGCCAGGGAAATGCCCTCTCCATTGAAGGCCTTAAAGATGACAAGGCAAAAATTAAAGAACTAGCTGATGCAGCAAAGTATTGGGGGCAGCCAGAAGGACGTGCCGTATTCTATCCAAACATGAGAAAGATCTCAGACGAAGAGTACTCTGAGCAAGTAGATAGAATGAACAATGGTCTAATTCCATCTATGAATGACCTTGGTGCAGTTATTGCTGCAAAGAAAACTCTAGAGCTTTATGGAGACGAATAATGTCAGACGAAATTCTTTATATTAATGCTTCGCTACCAGAAGAATCTACAGAGGTAGATGCGTTTAAAGCACAAGACCCATTCTCAAAGTCTTGGGAAGACCTCAAGCTATTTAATGGCCTGGAAAAGAATTTTAAGCGTCGTTCAGACAGAATGTCTAAAGCAGCAGACCCACTTCTAGAAAGCAGGGTAGTTAATACTAATGTAGATGTTACATCTTTGGGGTATCAAGATTCAGCACTAGCCGTTAGATCTGGAAAAGATGGTGCAAGATCAAAAGAGATCAATCCTGGTTCGGTATTTAGGAATGGTTACGGAATATTTGATGTAATTACTCCACCATGGAACCTATATGAACTAGCAAATTATTATGACACATCTTTTGCTAATCACGCTGCCATTGATGCAAAGGTAGAAAACATTGTTGGTCTTGGCTACGACTTTGAGGTATCAAAAAGAACAATGATGACACTTGATGCACAAGCCAATGAAAGTGCTTTAGAAAAAGCAAAGAAGCGTATTGAAAGAATGAAGGTAGAGCTTCGTGATTGGCTAGAGGGTTTAAATTCAGATGAATCCTTTACTAACATTATGATGAAAGTAATGACAGACTTTGAGGCTACTGGAAACGGATACCTTGAGATTGGAAGAACAGTAACTGGAGAGATCGGATATGTTGGACACATACCATCGACAACTATGCGTGTTCGTAGAATGCGTGATGGATATGTTCAGATTATTGGTCAAAGGGTTGTATACTTCCGTAACTTTGGTGCAAATAATCCTAACCCAATTACTGCAGATCCAAGACCAAACGAGATCATTCACTTTAAGTCATATTCGCCACTAAATACTTTTTATGGTGTTCCAGATATTATTTCTGCAATTGGCTCTCTACATGGAGATCAGCTTGCTTCACAGTACAACATTGATTATTTTGGAAACAAGGGTGTTCCAAGATATGTTGTAACCCTAAAGGGTGCAAGGCTATCTGAAGATGCAGAAGACAAGATGTTTAGATTCTTGCAGACAAATCTAAAGGGTAGCCACCACAGAACTCTTTACATTCCACTTCCTGGAGACTCAGATACAAACAAGGTAGAATTTAAGATGGAGCCAGTTGAGACTGGAACTCAGGAAGCATCTTTTAATGAATACAGAATTCGCAATCGTGATGACATTCTTGTAGCACACCAGGTCCCACTCTCTAAGATTGGTGGAGGTGACTCTGCTGCGATTGCTGCTGCTCTTGCACAAGATCGTACATTCAAGGAGCAGGTAGCTCGTCCTAGACAAGATGCTATTCAGAAAATGATCAACAAAATGATCAAAGAGAAGACAGATATCCTTGAGTTTAAGTTTAATGAGTTAACACTTACTGATGAAATTGCTCAGTCACAGATCCTTGAAAGATATGTAAAGAACATGATTATTGTTCCAGACGAAGCACGTGACATTTTGGGTATGGGTCCAAGACCTGATGGAGATGGAAACAAGCCACTAGAGCTAAAGCCAAAAGAAGCTCCAAACAGCACTGGCAATGATGCAAGAGATGCTGAAAGAACTAATAATGCATCTGATAGTACGGCAACGATTGCTGGAAGAAATCCAAAAGGTGAAGGAAGAGCCAGTCAATAATAAAATGTGATATAATAGTACAAAATGTTATAAAAACGTAATATTGCAAAAAAAGGCTCTATAATTATACTACGATGACTATTTCTAAGGCAAACTGGACTACAGACGGCACAGACATCCGCCTGTCAATGCCCCTTTCTAAGGTGGACGAAGAAAAGCGTATCGTTTCTGGTTTTGCCACACTAGACAACCTAGACAAGCAGGCAGATATCGTAACCCCAGAAGCAAGCCTTAACGCATTTAAGAGATTCCGTGGAAATATTCGTGAAATGCACCAGCCAATTTCAGTTGGCAAGATGGTTTCATTTAAAGAAGAAAAGTTTTTTGATCCAGAGACAAAGAAGATGTATAACGGCATCTATGTTTCTGCATATGTTTCAAAGGGTGCTCAGGACACTTGGGAAAAGGTCCTTGATGGCACCCTTTCTGGTTTTTCTATCGGCGGTAGAATGAACAAGTGGGATGATGCATATGATGAGAAGATGGATTCTGCAGTTCGTATTATCAAAGACTACGACCTAACAGAGTTATCACTTGTTGACAATCCAGCTAACCAATTTGCCAATATTCTTTCTGTACAGAAGTCAGATGGTGTAATTACTGGTATCGCAGTAGACACAGTAATTGAAAATGTTTTTTATGATAAAGAGGCTGGCATCGCAATCCTGTCTGAAGAGGAATCAGCCAATAGTCCAATATCAGGTGAGCCAATGCAGAATATAGGTTTCGTTGAAAAGAATGACAGCGAAAAATCAGAAATGATAAAATTCTTAGTTGATAGTGCTAAAGGCATTAATCTTGCTAAGATGACAAAGGAGGTAAGTCCTATGACAGAAGAAACAACAGTTGAGGCAGCAGTAGAAAATACTGAAGCAGCAGATGTAGTTGTTGAAAATGCAGAGGTCGCTCCAGAGGCAGAAGTTGTAGCAGATGCTCCAGCAGCAGACGTTGAAAAGTCTGATGTTGTTGAGAAGAGCGACGACAAAGATGAAGATGACAAGCCAGGTACCGAAGTTATGGAAGAGTCAGACGATGCGTCTGGCGAAGAAGATGACAAGGAAGAGGCTAAGAAGTCAGATGATGTAGCAGACATTTCAAAGGCAGTTGCCGAAATGAAGGACTCTGTAACATCAGCCTTTAGCGATCTTGTATCAACAATCAAGTCAATGCAAGAAGAAATTTCTGTATTGACCAAATCACTAGATTCAGTAAAGAGTGAGGTAACTGAATCAAAGAGTGTATTTAACGAGTTTGGAAAGAGAGTAGATGCCGTAGAGGCAGACACAGCTTTCCGCAAGTCTGGCGATATCGGCGATATCGTGCAGGAACAGCCTGAGACACAGGTTGAAAAATCAATATGGGGCGGACGTTTCCTCAAAACTGCCGATCTATTCAGATAAATCACTTAGGAGGTGACAATATGTCGGAAGAAATTAAGAAAAACAATCCAGATGCAGCAGGTGCTGACTCAGGCCTATACAACGGTGAGGGTGCATTTGCATCTGGTTCAACAGCTGGTGCTAACGTTCCAGGTAACTACACTGATGGTGGTGCACTGGGCAACATCCCAACAGCAAACTTCGGAGTAACTACAGGAGCTAACGCAGTAAATCCTTCAGGTGAGGCTGGCAGTGGTATTCTACGCCCTGAGCAGGCACGTCGTTTTATCGACTATGTTTGGGACGCAACTGTTCTTGCTAACGATGGTCGTCGTGTAACAATGAGAGCTAACACCATGGAACTTGAGAAGGTAAACGTTGGTGAGCGTGTAATCCGTGCTGCTGCACAGGCAAACGGTGACTACACAAACACTGGTGCTACATTCTCTAAGGTTGAACTTACTACCAAGAAGATTCGTCTTGACTGGGAAGTTTCAGCTGAGGCTCTAGAAGATGGTATTGAAGGTGGTGCTCTTGAGGATCACCTAGTACGTCTAATGACCAACGCATTCGCCAACGACATTGAGGACCTTGCCATTAACGGTACAGGTTCAGGTAACGATGCATTCTTGTCAATCATGAATGGTTTCGTTAACAAGGTCAAGAATGATGGAGATGCACACGAAGCAGTAGTTACTGTTGCTGACAATGCATGGACTCCAGAAGTTATGCAGAAGATTATCCTTGCTATGCCACGTAAGTACCGTGCACTTAAGAACAACCTTAAGTTCTACGCTGGTACTGACGCATTCCAGGGTATCGTCAAGCACAATGGTACTCTTGCTGATGCAATTGCTGAAGCATTTGCTGGTACTCCAGCAGGTACCCCTGCAAACCGTCAGGCTTACCTAGACGGTGCTGGTCAGACATTCGGTGGTGCTCGCACTACTCGTGTCCTTGGCGTAGATGTTCAGGAAGTTCCATACTACCCAGAAGGCTACGTTGACCTAACATTCCCAGCTAACCGTGTTTGGGGTATGCAGAGAGACATCACTGTAAACCGTGAATACAAGCCAAAGAAGGACACCATTGAATACACAGTATTCGTTCGCTTTGGTATTCAGTGGGAAGAGCAGGACGCTATTGCGTTCGCTGACGCTGCTGCAGATGCATAGTCTGTAAACAGTACCTTTTTAGGGGGCAGGGGCATCCAAGCTCCTGCCCCTTATCTCATATAATAATGTATAATATACATAGACATTTAAGGAGGAATTATGTCCGAAGAAATCAAAAATGAAGATGTAGTCCCAGCATCAGTTGTAGCAGATGAACCGATTGTTGCACCAGAAGTTGCAGAAAAGGCAGCTGAGGTTGTAGCTGAAATCGTTGCTGAAGCAAAGATTGAAGAAGCACCAAAGACAGCAGAAGATGTTATTACAACTAACGCAGCTCCTGCAGCTACTGAAAAGCCAGCTCTTGGCTCAGTGTCAGATGGTGTGATTGGAACATCAACAGTTAAGTCAGTCAAGAAAGCTACTGCACCTAAGAAGGCAGAAGAGAAGAGAGACGATGTAGTCGCAGTATATTCTCCAAAGAATATTCACTGGGAAGGCGTTGGAAGACTTTCAAAGGGCTTTAATGTTGTATCTAAGGATGCAGCAGCCAAGTGGCTTACACGAGATGGTGTCAGAGCAGCTGATCCAAAAGAAGTTGCTAAGGGATACGGTCTATAATAATGGAGATATTGAGAGTTCCGTCAAGTGTTATTGCCTATAAGGTTACTGGGCTTACCCCAGGGGCAGAGTATTCATACACTGTTCTAACCTTGGCGGATCACTCAGTACTTTCTCAAACAGTAACAGCAGATAGTAATGGTTCGCTATCCGTAGTACTGCCATCAAATATCGATGGGGACTATGAAATCACAATTGATGGAGAAACATATGATGTATCAGTAGTAAGGCCATATGTAGATCCAAACACAAAGGGAGACACTGCTTCTGAAATACAGGCATATGCAGAGAATGAGGAAATTGCTAGAGCAATCATTGACTCAATTATTGCACCTGGATTTTATTACAAGAGGTATGTACTAGATACAGTTGGAAATGGTTCTGACTATATTCCACTATGGGTAGATGCAAAAAAGGTTTTAAAAGTTTATGAAAACAATGTATGTATTTACGATGCGGATGATGCAGCAAACTACCAACGCTCATTTAAGATAACAGAAGATAAGACTGCCGTAGTTGAAGACTACCCTGGCATGGTCAATAGATCAGAAGGTCCAAACGTTATCTTGCCACTTGCTGCATCAGACAATGGTTCTGTAATTTATTTTACTGGTGGATTTGTGAAGAATGCAGACTATAAGATTGTTCTAGAGATAGGACACAAAAATATACCGTCAGACATTGTCAGAGCAACCAGTTTGTTGGTTGACGACCTTGCATGTGGAAAGTTAGAATATTACAAGAGATTTGTTACTGCATACAATACAGATCAATTCAGAATTCAATTTGATAAGTCAAGTTTTGAGGGAACTGGAAACATTATAGTAGACAAAATACTTTCAAAGTATAACAAGTCTATTCTTAAACTTGGGGTGTTGTAATGGTAGTATGCGAAAAGACAGATTTCGTATTTCCAATGACTGCAGAGGTTTTCTATCCTACTGTTGAGCAGGGTGCCTATGGCAATGTAAAGAAAACTTGGATTCATAATAAAACTGTCGCATGCTACTTTGCATCAGCTGCAGGTGCAGCAAAAGAAGAAGTTATCCCAAATGTAAATATTACAAAAGAGCTAATTTTGGTTGGTAGAGTTAAATCTGACATTAGAGTAAATGCTCAGCAAGATGGTCAAGCAATAACCAATATTGTTATTAGCAATATCAAGGATACTGTTGGAACAAGCATCTACATCGAGACCTCTGGTGTGCGTGATGGAAAAGCAACCATTTTTGAAATTGCATCTCAAGAACCTATTGTTGGTCCATTTGGAACAGTTGAATACTACAAGGTTGTATTGCGTAGATCTGAAAACCAGGGGGTAGATGTTTAATGCTATCAATAACTTGGGACGATAAACAGTTCAATAGAGAGATGAATAATCTTATTCAGTATTCAATTGGATACCTTGACGGTGTTCAGTCTGGCAAAAATGCATTTCTAAATAATCTTGGAAGATCGACTGTAGAGGCACTAAAGGATTTTGTTGACTCAATGGCAAGAGTAGACCACCAAATGCTACACCATGTATATGAGTGGAATCAGACAGGAAATCCATCAGCTAGACTTTTTGAAATTGGATACTCAGTTGCAAATGGTGGACTATCCATCAACTCAACACTAACGCAGTCTAAGATAGCTGCTGCTGGAGCAACAAGACCATTCTATAATAAAGCATCTATCATGGAAAATGGTGTACCAATAACTATTACACCAAGAAAGAAAGCCCTGCGTTTTGAAGTAGATGGAGAAACTATATTTACTAAGAAGCCAGTAACAATCACAAATCCAGGTGGACGAGAGGTTCAAGGCGGATTTGAGCAAACTATGAGTACATTCTTTAATAGCTACTTCTCACAAGCTTTCCTTGAAAGAAGTGGAATTAACAAATACCTACAGACACCAACATTGTATGACAAATACCTAGTTACTGGAATGAAGGTTGGTCGTTCTGTTGGACTTTCTGCAGGGTATAACTGGATGGCAAAGGCAGGTAACGAATAATGACAATACATTATCCACCAGCATTCATTAATGCATATTTAGCAGAAAAAATTCCTGCAGATTTAGGTCCAGAAAGATTTGGAAATGGCTTAATGAAGTTCTTTCCAGCAAGCCCAACAGACATAGAGGCACTAACTGAAACATTCCCAGATGCGTCAGCAAATGTCTTTGCAGTGTATGACAGAATGCTAAAAATGAGACGTAGTCCATTTCCACATACTAAGTCAGAACAGCTACTGTATTATTTTTATAAGATGGCAGGAGATCCAGTAGATCTCATAGAGGCCACCCAGGTTGTTCAAGACCTACTAGATAGAGAAGATGAATCGGCTCAAGAGCTAAATGCTTGGATTAAGGCAAAACAGGCATCAAATAGTCCAGTAACAGACGATGCAGGAGAACCACTGCCAATGCCATTTTTTCATAAAATCCGAATATATCAGCTAGAAGAAACAAGGGACCTGATTGATTTTGGCACTGCCAGAACATACGCAGGCAACAAAATAATTATTGATTACGACTGGCATAAATCGTAATTCTATAATAAAGGGCGGTATACTTATAACGAGGAAACAAACGCCCACTTATCCATAAAATAAGAGGTGAAAAAATATGGCATATACACGTGGTACAAGTGCAAACATCATCGTTGGTGCTGCTGCTCTCTTCACATACGAAGTGGGCACACTATCAGATGCTGCTTTGCCAACATATACTGCAGGTCAGTCATTCAAGGAAGATCTAACTTCCGACACTGACTTCCGTAATATTGGTTATACCAGTAACGGTCTTGAGTTGCAGTTCCAGCCTGACTTCGGTGAAGTACAGGTAGACCAGGTTCTTGACGTTGCTAAGCTTTACAAGCAAGGCATGCAGGTTAACCTAAATACCACTTTTGCTGAGGCTACACTTGAGAATTTGCTCTTTGCTCTCGCAAGCAAGGATACAAACCTTACTTCAGGTACTGGCCTACAGACCCTCAACCTATCTGCAGGTGAACTTGGCGAATGCCCAGTTGAGCGTGGATTGGTTGCAGTTGGTCCTGGTACAGGTGACTGTGCAGCAGATGAGGAAAGAATCTATGTTGCTTACCGTGCACTCTCAATTGAGAATGTTACAGTAGCAGCAAAGCGTGACGAAGCTACCCAATTCGAGGTATCATTCCGTCTGCTTCCAAACGACTCAGCATCTTACGGAAAGATTGTTGACCGTACATTCTAATAATTTAATATAGAGAAGGCTGCCCTGGGAGAAAACTCCTGGGGCAGTTTTATTTTTGCTATAATAGTTTAATGGCTACTAGCGTTTACGAAAAGGGTACTGTCGAGACAATTGATGGAATAGATATTGAACTATCTCCACTCAAAATTAAGTATCTAAGAGAGTTTATGGAGTCTTTTAGATTTTTAAAAGAATCTGTAAATGATGAAATGGCACTTACATTTATGTCTGATTGCGTCAGGATAGCCATGAAGCAGTTTTATCCAACTATATCGAGTGTCAGAGATGTGGAAGATAGGTTTGACCTACAGACTGTAAAAAGGATACTTGAGATTGTTGCTGGTATTAACATTAATCCAGAAGAAGAAGATTTAGCTAAACAAGCAAAAAATGACAAAGAAGGTACAAGCTGGGAAGAATTTGACCTAGTTCCACTAGAGGCAGAGATATTCATGCTTGGCATTTGGAAGGACTTTGAGGAGCTAGAAAGCTCAATATCAATGCCAGAGCTAAGAGCACTACTTGATTCAAAACGAGAAAAAGATTATCAGGATAAAAAGTTTGCAGCAGCACTACAGGGTGTTGATCTAGATGAGCAAAGTGGCAGAAAAGAAGAGGACCCATGGGAAGCAATGAAAGCAAGAGTCTTTAGTGGTGGCAAAACAGATGATGCTAGTAGTATTTTGGCATATCAGGGTGCCAATGCAAGCAAAGCAGGCTTTGGAATTGGTATGGGGTTAGACTACGAAGATTTACGTTCAAATTAAAGACTTGCTGTGATATAATAATATCACCACATCGTATATGTTCATAAGGAGGAACAGTGTCTACAGAAAAGAAAACAATCACTCTTATTGACGGAACAGAAATTGAAATCAGACCACTAAAGGTGTCTCTACTGCGTCAATTTATGAAAAAGTTTGAGGGCCTTGCAAAGGTCGCTGATAACAATGACAAGTCAATGGATCTACTAATTGAATGCGTACAAATTGCAATGCAGCAGTATGCACCAGAGTTTGCCGAAGACAAGGCAAAGCTTGAAGATAACATTGACCTACCAACAGTGTACAAAATCGTTGAAGAAGCATCAGGAGCAGATCTTGGTGGGCAAGGATTGAGTTCACTTCAAGGATAACTGGGAGTGCAAGGTTGAATGGCTGATATACAGTCTAATATTCAAGTTAATATTGATACGTCTAGTGCTCTAGCGTCTATCAAGGCTCTTCAGGCACAGATATCAGCATTTCAAAAGGAGATGGCTAGCTCTTCAGCAGCCAATGCTCTTGCAGCCAAGAATCTACAAAAAGGTTTAATTGATGACATAAATGCAACTGGAAAGTTTGCTGCAAGCATCAAAACTGTTACCTCAACAACAGACTATTTCACAAGGTCACTTGAGAAAAATAAGCTCTCGCTTGGAGAATATTTCCGTTATGGAATGGCTTCAAGCAAGAGCTTTTCTCGTATGTTTGAAAGTGAATTTAACACAATAAATAAAGTTGCTCGTGAGCGTGTTAAAGATCTTCAAACACAATACATATCGTTAGGCAAGGATGCTTCTGGTGCCACAAAAGCTATTGCAATACGCCCACTAGCTCTCGATCTTGAGCATGTTGGGACTAAGGCACAAATAGCTGCACAAAGAACTCAGCTCTTTAATCAAATACTAAAACAGGGATCAACTAATCTTCTTAACTTCGGTAAGAATACTCAGTGGGCTGGTCGTCAGCTCATGGTTGGTTTCACAATTCCTCTTTCTATTTTTGGTGCAAAGGCTGCACAAGAATTTAAGAAGCTAGAAGAGCAATCAATTAGATTTAAGCGTGTATATGGCGATGCTATGACCACACCAGAAGAAGCTGACAAGATGATTGAGCAGCTTCGTACACTTGGTCTAGAGTTTACAAAATATGGTGTTGCTCTGGAAGCAACTATGCAATTGGCTGCAGATGCAGCAGCAATGGGTAAAACTGGGCAAGATCTCTTGGGTCAGGTTAGCCAAGCTAATATTCTGGGGGTACTTGGTCAGGTAAGCCAAGAGCAAGCACTAGAAACAACTATATCTCTTACTAATGCATTTGGCTACAGCACTGAGCAACTAGCAGACAAAGTTAATTTCCTTAACGCAGTAGAAAACCAAACTGTAGTATCCATTGAAGACTTGACAACTGCAATTCCTAAAGCAGGTCCAGTTGTTCAGCAGCTTGGTGGAGACGTAGAAGATCTAGCATTCTTCCTTACAGCAATGAAGGAAGGTGGAATCAATGCGTCAGAAGGTGCCAACGCTCTGAAGTCTGGTCTAGCATCCTTGATCAACCCAACAGAAAAAGCATCGAACATGCTTCTTGGTATGGGCATTAATATTAAAAATATTGTTGCTGAAAACAATAATGATGTTGCAGGAATTGTTGTTGACTTTGCTCAGGCTCTGGACTCACTTGATCCAACAACTAGAGCACAGGCAATCGAACAGCTATTTGGTAAGTTCCAGTTTTCACGTCTATCAACATTATTTCAAAACGTAATTCAAGAAGGTACCCAGGCTTCCCGTGTACTAGAGTTGACCAATATGACAACTGCTCAGCTTGCAGCAATGTCAAGAAAAGAGTTAAGAAATGTAGAAGAGTCATCTCTATACAAGTTCCAAGCTGCCATTGAAAGATTTAATGCTGCATTAGCTCCAGTCGGAGAACAGTTTATGAAGATGGTCACACCTCTAATTGAATTTGGAACAAGAATACTAAACATGTTTAACAACATGTCTGACGGAGCAAAGGGATTTGTTACAGCAATTGTTGGTATTGTTGGCGGTATTGCCCCAATCTTTATTATGACATTTGGTCTTATTGCTAACGCTATTGCTAACGGCATGAAGGGGTTCTTGTTTATCAAGAATGCTATTCAGGGTGCAAAGCAAGAAACAACCGACCTTGGACTACAAACTCAATATATGTCAACAGAGCAGCTAGAGGCTGCCACAGTTGCTGCATCTCTTGACCAAGTACACTCTAAGCTAGTTCAGACATTCACATCTGAAGCAGGAGCAATTGATAAATTAAGAACTGCACTTGAAAGAGCAGCAGTTGCACAAGCAAGATTTGGTGGAGTTCGAGTTGCTGGAAATGCTCCTAAACCAAAGAACTTTGCAAATGGAGGAATGGTTGTTGCTGGTCCTGGAGGTCCAAAGGGAGACAAAATTCCTGCAAATCTTTCTGATGGAGAAGTTGTTCTATCGGTAGCAACAGTAGAAGAAAATCCAGCAGTTGTTCAAGCACTTCTTTCTGGACAAAAGGTACAGATTCCTGGATATGCTGAAAGTGGCACTGCTGGAAAGTCTGCAATAAGAGAGTTCTATGCACCAACTGGAAATACTTATCAGGCTGCACACTTCTCTGGACATACAGAAATGTCTGGTGCTCAGCTACAAGAAATGGCTGCTGGAACAAGACTTGCAGCTGGCGTAGAAAAACTATTTGCTAACCTTATGGCTAGGTTAGAAAAAGAGGCATTAGAGGCAGGGGCTGTATTCGATAAGGCAGCAGCTGAGCTAAGAATACTTAATGAAACATTCGACCTGTATGATAACCGTGTAGTTTCTCTTGATGCAGAGCTAAACAATATTTTGGGTAGAAGTGGTGGGGAAAGCGGTGGAACTGCTCCTGTAGCAAGAGTTCAATCTGCTTTGCAGTCTGCTGGTACAGATGCACACATGCAGGCAGCATTAACAATGAGCACTCAGGGTGCAACTAGAGAACAACAAAATGCTGCAATAGAACAGCTAGATGCTGCAGTGCAGCAATCAATGCAAGATTTTATTGACGATCAGGTAAAACTTGCTACTGGTGTTTCAGATGTTTCTGATTTGACCAAGCAAGAATATGAAGAGGCTATTGCCAACATAAAGATGTCTGGAGAAGATTTAGATAGAGTTATCCAGAGAGCATACGAGGCGGTATCTGAAAAGAATGACCAACTAAAGGCAGCATATGAAGAGATGTCTGAGATTAGTGGTTATGCTCTTGCTGGAGATCTAAATCCAAACAAAGATAAGTCAAGAAACCGAAAAGGATTTACTGGCACTGGAACCAAACTTTATACGGATACAAGAGGTCAGGCATATGAAAATATGTCTCAGATCAATGCAGATCAGGGTAGAGATAACCAGTTTGTTGAGACACAGAAGAGAAAATTTGCTAGAGTTCTAGAGGATGCAATTTCTCAAATTGTTGAGGTTGATCCAGAAGCTTTTACTCAGGTTTTGCAAAATCCTGATGCACAGGCAAGACTAAGAGAGCTTTCTGCTATTGCAGAAAAGTATGGGATTAAGCTCACACAGACTGCAATGGCAGAACTACAGAGAGGCTTTGAGGTAGGTCTACAGAAACAGTTAGATATTCAGTCACCTTCAAAAGAAGCCGAAGTTCGTGGTGCTCAAACAGGTGATGGGTACCTTGATGGAGCGGAATCAAAGATTGATGATGCAAAAGCAGTTGGAGAACAGACTGGTGATGCACTAACGAGAGCAGCTGCATCTAGAGCTGCTACGTATGGAGATATTGAGGTTACTCCAGCACTAAAGTCAGCACGTAGAAAATTTGGTTCAGTTGAAAACATTCCCCCAGAGGTGCTATCTACATTAACATCTGGCATGACATCTGCTGGGGTAGAGGCAGAGAAGGCTGCAATTAATATTGGTTCTGTTGCAAATAAAGCAATGGCAGTCTCTGGTGCACTAAGCTCTGTATCATTCTTGCTGCAAGGATTTGGAATAAATCTTGGGGGTATTGGCGATGTTGTCACTACACTAACTAACTCAATGTTTGCACTATCTATGGCAACCGCAGCAGCTGCAAGAAGTACAATGGTTATGAGTGCACTAAATCTTTCTGGACTTGCAAATATAGGTGGATTGTTAAAGGGCAAGGGACTCCTTGATGGCTTTAAGACTATATTTTCATCTATCAGAACTTTTGGTGGTGCCCTAACTGGACTATCTGGAATTGTGTTTAGATTTATTCCATATCTTGGCTTAGCACTACTGGCATTTGAAGGTTTTAAGTTCCTTTCAAATCAGATTCAGATAAGTAATGAAAAGATTACTGGTCTTGGAGATGTGGCAAAACTAACAGCAGAAAAGCTTTCAAAAATTGGAAATGCTTTTGGTTTTGACCCAGCAAAACCTACTGATTTTGGTTCAAGAATTGGCACGTCTGACTCTACTTCTGGAAGCAGCAAGTCACAAACTGGTAGAGAAAAGCTTTTGTCTGGTTACGAAGGCGAAACAATAGAAGACAAGTTTAGCAAATTTAAAGATGACTACCGTGCAGAAATTAATGGTCTAGAAAATGCAACAGCAGAGCAGGCCACAAGAGCTTTGTCTAGCACAGCTAGACAGATGTATGCTTCTGGAGCAACACAAGAAGCTGTAGATGCAACAATTAAAGCTTTAATTGAAGCAACAGAAAATAATCCAGAGCTTCAAAAGGTTGATGCTGGCAAGATTATTGGAACAGTGTTTGACCCAACAAAGCCAGGATCACTTCAGGCAATTCAAGATGCAGCAGCTGCCTCTGCAGAGGCATATCAAAAAGCATATAACCTGGGACTTGCAACCGATTTTGGATCATCGGTTGATCCAGAGTCATGGATGGCTGGGACATACGATCCAAGCAAAGTTACTCAGCAACAGTTGGATGCTGCAGGAGTTAAGGGCAACACCGTAACACCACTAAGTTCAGACGCTACTAAGGAGCAGTCTATTCTTGCATCTGAAACAGCTGCCTCTGCAGATGCACTATTCCAAGCTTTTGAGGCATCATCTATTGGTGCACAAGAACTAATTGACAATGTTAATGGATTGATTGCTCCAATTGAGGGTCTTAGTGAAACAGCACAAGCAAGACTTGTTCCAATATTGGCAGAACAGCTTGGTCCAGAATTTCAAGAGCAGACAAAAGATATTAAGGACTATGCAGATGTTCTTTATATGGCTAAGTATGTGATGGCTGGCGGTGTAATAACAGATGAGCAAGTTAATAAGATTAAAAAGGGTACATCTGCAACTTCATTGCTTAGCGGATCGTTTGGACAGCTAGCATTTGAAACAGAAAATGCACGTAAGGCAGAGGAAAGAAGGCAAGAAGCTGCAGATAATGCTGCATATGTTAAGCAGCAAATTGTTAACGTCTCTGATCAGATAAAGGCATACAACATTCTCAGAGATGCAGGATATGATTCTGCCACTGCTTTGTCACTTGTAAATGATGAAACTCTAAGGTCTGAAATTTTAGCTGCAGGTGCAGCAGATAAGTTGGGCGAGTTTGGGGTAAAGCTTAAAGAGTATGCTGGCCTAGTGGCACAATGGAATAAGATCAGCAGCTCTGGCGGTGGCGGAAGTGGCAAAAAGACACCTCTTCAGGAAGCACTAGAGTCACTAAAGGAACAAAGAAGTAATATTATAAATGCAGCAACAGCATATAGTAAACTAAGAAAGGCAAATATTGATGTTTCAACTTCTTGGAAGTACGCAAATGATGCAACTGTCGCAGCTGGTCTAGCCTCAGCAAAAACAGCTAAGCAAGTTAAACAAATTGTTGCTGCCATTAAGGAGCTAGAAAAGGCAACAGCCAAGAATGCATGGGGCAACTTCTCAAAGCAAACATCTGATGCCAAGATTGCATTGCAGAATCAATCCAAGATGGCAACAATTCTTGGTAACGTTGGTGCGTCTGCTGAAGAAATTGACGCATTGATAAATGATGAAGGTCTTGCAGCAGGCTTTAAGGCTGGAACAGTAACAGCAGCACAGCTAGAAGAAGCTCTCAAGAGAATTCGTGCAAATTCTGACATTGAGCTGAAAATTAAGATGACCACTCCAGAAGGAATGCAGTCAATATTTGACGAGGCTTACGGCAAGGTACAAGAAGCTTTCTCTGCAAAAGAAACACAAATTGAGCTTGACTTTAAGCTTGGAACTAATCTTAGCGGACAAAATAAAGATTTGATCAACACCAAAGCTATTGATGAAACTATCAAGAATGCTGAAGAACAGATTGATGGTCTTAACTATAAAATTGATGATTACGAGGCTGGCGTTCAAGAAATTGCTTGGCAAGAAGATGAAGTTAACAAGAAGTATGATGCTAGAGGTAAGGCTCTAGATAAGATTCAAAAGGTTAATGAGAATATTGCTAGACAAAATAAGGCTCAGTTAACTATTGCGGATGCTCTTAGCCAGGGAGATATCGCTGCTGCTGCACGTGCAATAGAAGATGCAAGAGCAGAAGATGCAGCTGCAGCAATTGATGCACAAAAGCAGGCACTTGATACAGCAAAAGAGCAGGAGCTTGCTTCCCTTACAGACTCTCAGGGCAGAACACGTGCTCAGCTTGAAGCATCAATTCTTGACCTTAAAAAGCAAATTTTTACAATTGAAGAGCAAACACTTGAGCCAGCTCAAAAGGCAAAATCCGAAGCAGAGGCAATTAAGCAAGCTGCTATCGATAGCATAACTGTTCTTGGCAAGAACAAGGATGAGTGGGAGGCAATTAAAAATAAAGCTGACATTGCTCGTGTTAATTCAGATAAATATGCTAAGGCTATACAAGGTGCCCTCGATATTGTCAATGATCTTGTTAAAAAATGGGGTGGCCTAGATGGCAAGGTTGTAACAACCACACATGTTATCAATACAATAACAAATGGTTCAAGTACTGGATCTACAGGAAGTTCTACCACAACTACAAAACCTACTACAACTACAAAGCCTACCACATCTACAATTACTCCTGCACAAGGACAAGCACTTGTAGCAAGACTTACGGGCGGTGCTCCAATTTCATCATTCAGTGCTGCTGAAAGAGCATATCTTAACCTTAACTCTGGTGGTTCAGTGCCAGGAATAGGTGACTATGACAAGGTTCCTTCAATGCTAACGCCTGGAGAATTTGTTATGAACAGATCAGCCGTTGGCAAGTATGGCGTTGGCATGATGAGGGCCATTAATGCTGGAAGTTTTGTACCTTCTATGTCAGCACCAGCAGTCTCTATGCCAGCTACAGATGGTGGCAACGCCCCAGAAGTATCAAATTCTGGAGTATCTGCTACAAATAACAACTCAGCAGTGTATAATTATAATCTAAGCGTTAATGTGTCTTCATCTAATGCAGGTGCACAAGAAATTGCAAATGCAGTAATGGGAAGAATTAAAGCTGTCAATTCACAGCGAGTAAGAGGAGTTAGAATTTAATGGCTACACAAACATATATGGATGGACGCAAGAAGTATTCTCGTCCACATGCTATGATGTGGTCAAAGCAGGCCCCACTTATTATTAATGGAAAATATGTCCCATATGGTCTTGAAGTTAACGACTATGTAGAGTCACAAGTTGATGCAGTGCTACAGGATCAGTTCTTAATTTTGTCTGACGATAACAGAGAGCCACTAGCCTTTAAAACAGATAGAATTCAGACGAGAAAGCGTATGGTTAACGGACAGATGCGTTCATACCATATTGCTGATAAATTAAATATTTCTACATCTTGGAGCATGCTGCCATCTCGTGGATTTGCTACATACCCAAATTTTGATACTGCAACTGGAGAACCAAACCAGGCACTAATTAGTTCTCAGATGATAACTACTGATGGCGGTGCAGGTGGCGTTGATATGTTGCAATGGTATGAAAATAATCAAGGTTCTTTTTGGGTTTACCTTTCATACGATAAGTACAATGAATTTGCTGAAGATCAGTTTAGATTTGAAAGACTTGGAGAATATCCGCAGGCACTTGAAATGTATATCGCATCTTTCGACTATGACGTTGTAAAGCGTGGCGGTAGTCATGACCTGTGGAACATATCAATTTCTCTAGAAGAGGTATAATGTTTGGCAATAAAACACTTCTTTCTCATCTAGAAAAATCATCCAATGTAAGTATTTCATCAGCTATATTTGCTGAGTGGAATATGAACATCCCACAAAATTTTGCAAAGATTGGTAACTATAGATATAGACCAACATCTTCGTCAATATACCAAACTATACTGTCTTCATATGACAAATACGATACTGGCAATTTTTATACTGGTGCAACTGATGCAGACATAACAATAGACGGTGGCATAGATGATGATGACCAGCCACTACCATTTACTCCTCCAAAAGAACAGACAAAGCTTCTCTTCTCGCTTGAAGAATGTTTTAATAAGTTTAGACCAAGATCAGGAATTAATAAGGCAAAATATTTTGCAGACAGATATTTTCACTATAGCGATAAAGATATGGCTAAGCGTCCAAGGTACTATGTTGCCACCAAGGGAGACGCATTTAAGTACTGGACTTCAGATAGAACTGAGGATGGAATCAGGGGTGTGTCCTATCCAGTAAGAGTTGGAAACTTTACTAATTATTTTATTGATGATGCAGCACCATTTATAGTATATTCAGAAAGTGTGCCAGCAAATAGGATAGTGGTAAAAATGCAAACCCACATTGGCACAATTAATAAGGGGCCATTCCTTTCTGCTGCTGGAACTACTCTAGCTGATCCATTCTATGGACAGGAGAATAGCAAAACTCCAACAAAGTGGAGAATACAGTATTTGGATGAGAATGATACATGGGTAGATGCTGCTGTATTTTTGCCAACAGACAAAAGAATAGATGGTACACCAATCGTTGGGCCAGACGGATATGTCGAGGTATATTATGGTGCAATAATTCCATCAGAGTACTCATCAATTTTTAATTATAAAAGAAGCTTTGTATCTGCACAAATGATCCCATTATCTCCAGATGTTGGATCTGCCTATTTGGTTAAGTCTTCTGCTACAGATCCTGGAAGATTCTACATATACACATCATCTGGGTACCAGTCATTTGCTGCCAAATATGGATGGTCCCTATCACAGACTGAGGTGCTTGATTTTAGAAATACTGTAGACGCAACAGCATCTTCAGAATATTTTGTTGACCCACTTTCTGGAAAAAAGAATTACTCAAAATACCAACATATAAAAGGTATCCGTGTTGTCGTAGATCAGATGAATACTACAAACTCTTCATTTGATTTGATTGAAATGTCGCCAAGGCTTGTTCTAGATTTTACAGGCATGGTTGAGTCATGCAACGTTACAAAAAGCATGTCTGACCTTGGAAATGCTGGTATGCCAGTAGGTCAACTTTTAGCTTCTGTTGGAAGCCTTTCAATGTTTGACTATAATGAAGTATTCAATGAAAACAATAAGACAAGCGTAATATCTAAATATCTAGATCAAATAATTAAGTTTATGATATATGAAAGAATAACTGATAAGTCTGGAAATCAGTATCTTGTGCCAATTAAATTTATGTACTCTGCAAATAAGCCATCGCTTTCAGCCACAACAAGAGACCTGTCTATTGAGCTTAGAGATCTAACATTCTGGTTTGAACAATCAATGTCCCCAGAGCTTTTTATGATTGATGTCTCAATGAGTGTAGCTATATCTACTTTGCTGGATTCAATAGGTTTCTCAAATTATAAATTCCTTCGCATGGATGGAGAGAAGGATTTAATAATTCCATATTTCTATACAAGTAGCGAACAGTCTGTCATGGAGGTATTGCAAGATATTGCAGTGTCCACACAATCAGCAATATTCCTAGATGAAGAAAATAACTTAATAGTTATGTCTAAAGATTATTTGCTACCAAGTTCATCCTTGCCTAGGGCTACAGATATGATTCTTAGTGGAGAAAAAACTAATTTAATAGATGCAAATATTGAAGATATTGCTGTACAAGAATCTAAGGTATTTAATGGTGGAACAATTAATTATCAAGAAAAGTATATTCAAAGATCATATGGGTCAATCAAGCAATCATCAATGATTGATAGAAATAAGACATGGATATATAAGCCAGCATTGCTATGGGAAGCATCTGGCTCTCTAAACACAAAGTCTCAGAATGGACAGCTAACAAATCAGTCAGCATATTCTCTAGCTGCCATACCATTGAACTCCACCCTTTCTGCCACCATACCGTCAGTTGTTAATGGGTCAATTATTAATAACATTATTGATTTTGGAGAAGGCGTATATTTTACAACAAGATACAATGGATACTTCTTTGCAAATGGTGAGATTATAAGATACGATGCAGTAGAATATAGCATGACTGGCCAAGCTGCCCCAGTTTGGATTCAAAGCACACAAGAATACTCAAACTATTTCCAGCAGCTAAAGTTTGGTGGGACAATGTACCCAACAGGACGTGTAAGAATATATTGCGAGCCAAAGTATGAGGTTGTAAATGGAGTAACAAGATTTAAGGATGGTGCTGTAAACAAACATGGTCGTGGTCAGTTTGGAACTCCTATAGTTGCTCACGAGGCAGGCTTGTCATCTGTGTGGACTAATTCAGATGGAGCAAATCCGACTCGTGGATGCAAAATGTCGTTCTCCGAACTGATTTCATTTGACGAGGCTACAGCACAGACTAAGAGTAAGTCTTTGTCTACTGGTGCTGCAGGTGTGGCAAACTCTACAGTTGTAAGTGCAAGCAGAAGCGGAATTATCAGAAACTCATTAAGTGGTAACTACAAGACAGATGCACAAATCAATCAGCTAAAAATAACTGAGGTTGGAACCGTTCAGTCTTCTGCATTAGTGTTTAATGGTCCAAACTTTACAACAGATGTAAAGGCTACAGACCACATTAGCTATATCCCAAAAAATTTAAATAGAACATATTCTCATTTTGGAACTAGAATGAGAATCATTGGTAGGGCTGAGAATGGCACAAACAAGCTACAAACCCCAACTGGATCTATGGGATATTACCAAGATGGTAAAGTTGGTGGAGCTTCTGGCGGATTGGCAGTTATGTTAAATTCAGCCACCAACAACGGATACTATTTTGAAATCATGGCACTAACTGGAGACACAGTTCTTGGAGAAGAAGATGTTATTCTCAATAACGTAGTTTTTTATAAGATCAAGTCTGACTCTAGTGGCAATGCTGTTCCAGTTAGACTATGGTCTGGAATTGCAAATATAGTAGTAGATTCTGGAAATTTTGCAGGGCAGTCAAGAACAAACACACAAGAAAATCCATCAGTATATGACCTAGCTATAGAGTACGAAGAAGTCGACAAAAGATCTACAAGAAGATTCTACCTATACATAAATAATAAGTGTGTGGCAATTATTGATGATACAGACCCTCTACCAGCATATCAAAATATTGCTCCATTTATTCGTGGCACATCAAGAGTAATGTTTGAAAACATTTATGCCCTTGCAAAGAAATACTCTGTAGATGCTGCTGGTAGCTTGTCAACACCAATTAATTCAGTATTTGGAGATAGTTCAGTTGATGTATCAGAGTCAATGAGAAAGTATGCTTTATCTGGTGCAGTGCAAAAGACATATTTGTCAGACATTAATGGACAGCAGGGACCAGGATACGACATGTATTTTGAAGAGTTCGGTACTATTATGCGTGAGGCAGCATACTTTAATATTAAGTTTGACAAGGCATATCCAGCACTAAGTGCTAAAATATCTCCGACATTCAATAAGGTTAAGGGATATACAGTTTCTGGCTTTATGCCAAATGCATATGGTGCAGAGTTTTTAGTATTTAACCATACCGATAGTGTTATAAGTCTTGATGAAACAACTGGAAATTATCTAAGAATTCAGGGTGTTACCTTTACACAAAACTCAGACAGAAAACTAACTCTTGACGACTACTACAAGTATAATAGCGACTTGTCAAATGTTGATTATGTGGTGTCTGGGACAAACTCACCATTTAAGGCAGAGAAAGAATTTTTTGATATTAAAGCAAGTCGTGCAACATATGGCACCAACGAATTCTCATTGAATGCTAAGTATATTCAGACAGAAGATGCTGCTCGTGATCTTATGGGTTGGGTGATTTCAAAAACTATTAAGCCTAGAAAGTCAGTTGGAATGAATGTATTTGCTGGATCTGTGCTACAGTTGGGAGATATTGTTCAGATTTTTTGGACTGACGATGACGGAACAGATCAGCTATTTGACAGAAACAAGAAGTTTGTGGTGTATAGTATTGACTATACGATTAGTCCAACTGGGCCAACTTCGACTATATATGTTAGTGAGGTAATATAATGGCAAAACCTATCAAGCCAAATATTAAACCATCTGCAACACCAAAGCCATCTCCTGGGCCTAAGCCTGCACCAGTAGTAAAGCAGTCTGGCCCATCTGAAGCAAAAGCAGCTAATGATAAAAAATATTCTGCACCAAAACTAACTTTACAGCAACAGTCTGACAGATCTAGAACAGCATCACGAGCTGCATTTCAAGCTTCTCCAGCAAAGAAAGAAAGAAATAAAGCAACTCAAAGCGTAATAGCTGCAAATAAAAAAGTTGATCAACTAAAAGCTTCTGCTAATGCTCCAGGGCTAACTGCTCAGCAAAAATCAGATAGGATGCGTACTCTTGGTAGGGCACAAAATCAGCAGTCAAAAGCAAAGGCTAACCTTAACAAAATAACTGGATATAAGAAACCAGTAAAAAAGAGCGATCCAGTCAACACCAAACCAACAAAGCCAAAAACTACAAAACCAAAGACCACAAAACCAAAAACTACTAAACCAAAAACTACTAAACCACAAACTGGTAACAATTCTACACTGCCACAAACTACGTCCCCAGTCGATGCTACGGAAAATCCTGTAGTTTCTGCTACCCCAGAGTCTCCATCTCCAGGAGTTACTTCAGAAGCAGAAAGTGTAAAGACCTATAAGCCTGCTACTCCAGATTTGATTCAGTTACAGGAAGATGAATTCCCAGTAGAGATTATTACAGACTTGTTGTTTGAGGATATTGGCGGTACAGAAATTTTAAATTTAGCAAGGCATGACCTTGTGAGTGGTATAGATATAAAATATCAGCAAATATCAAATCTTTCCAAGATTGAGACTGTGTATGGTGGAGCCAACTTGGTTGCACTACAAAACACATCTGAACAAGTGTTTAGTAAATATCCACTCAGAAGATATCAATTTATACCAACAGTCACAGATGATCCATCTGGACTAAATAGCCATGTCTACCTTGATGCTGCTGGAGACTTGGTGATAGAGCTAATCAACATAGACAACTCATACCAAATAGAGGTAGAGTTCCAGGCAGCAGACATTAATGATATAATATATTGAGGTAAAAACATGATAACTAATAAAGGTCAACAGCTAATAACCAAGTATATGATTGGTCAGGCATCTTCATATGCTTCACATGTTGCAGTTGGATGTGGACCAATGCCATACAATGCTCAGTCATCTGTTACGCAAGCAGAAATTGCTACACAAAGACTTAAGCAGAACCTAGACTTTGAGATGTTTCGTGTGCCAATCACTTCTCGTGGATATGTTACAGAGGAATCTGGATCTGCATCAATCAGCGGAGTAGCGGTGGCAAATAATGTTGTGACGTATACCACATCAACAAATTCTTTCTTGACTGGAGACCGTGTAACCGTATCTGGAGTAAATCCCTCACAATTCAATATATCGGATGCGATTATTATTGACTCATCACCAACTAGTTTTTCTATTCAAGGGTCTCCATCTGGTACCTATGTTTCTGGAGGAATTGCAAAAACATATTATACAGACATAGTTTTGACTGCAGAGCTGCCAACTGAAGAAAGATATGAAATTACTGAAGTTGGAATTTTTTCTGCACAGTCTAACCCAGATGCAGGCTCTTATGATAGTAGAACTATATATTCGTTTTCTCAAAATGAAAACTGGCAGTATCACGGGGCAAACATTGAGCCAATTCCAGTAGTATATACACCGCTAGATCCAAATCAGGCTAACGTCCTTGAAGGAATATACACAGTAAATGGTCAGCAAAAAGACTGCAAGGCATTGCACACAAATGCTGACAATACATTATTTGCAAATGAGAATAGAATTCTTAGATATGAGACATGTAGATATTTAAATAATATTGTTGCTTTGCGTGGCAATTTATCTAATTTGTCTTATGATTCTGTCACAAAAAGAGTTTCATATAACTCTGGAGACCACATACACCTAAACAATGTTAAATTAAATTTTGACAGAAACTCTCCTTCAGACGAGATCAAGCTTGCATTTTCTGTTATTAATAAAAGAGGAAGTGTTGCAGAAAATCCATCTGAAGTAAATCTTATTATAGAATTTTCAAATGCAGACTCTAACGCTACACAATCTGCAAAGCTAGAAGTACATCTAAATTCATCAGATTACAATTTTTCTAACAATAGATATTTTGTAGTTTCTAAAAAAATTAGTGAGTTGATCACATCTCAGTATTTTTCATGGGGGCAGGTAACAACTATTAAGGTGTTTGCCTCAGCAAAAGATACGGATGGTGTAGTGTCAGACCTGTTCTATATCTGTCTAGATGCACTTAGACTAGAGAATACTCAAACAATAAATCCATTATACGGAATGTCTGGATACTCTGTTGTTAAAACAACAAACGGAACTACTGTGAAAAAGCTAGAAAATACTACAAACTACATAGAGTTTAGATTTGGTGTTGATATATAGTGGCAAATAAAAAGATTAGAATTGAAAAGTCGTCTTTACCACTAGTCAATTTTGAAAATAAACATTTAGTTAGATACAAAATTGTTTTTGATAAAACAAAATCATCAGACTGGTCAAATATATATGCATTGTCTGCACCTGCCATCGTCACAGTAAACGGTGTGGTAAGATACTCCAGCGGTGTAATTGATGTTATCTGGGATAATACAAATAGACTATCATCTTATGATATATTTGTCAAGTATGATCTGTCTGAAAGCTATAAGCATCATGGAACAACTACCGCAAATAACTACTCGGTCATACCAAAAACAGGGGCATCTCAGATTTATGTCTTAATTCAGGCAGCATCTAGCAGCAAGAAAGTTTCTGCCCCAAATAAGCTTTTGGTTTTTGAGGGTAATGTCAGCTGGTAATGGTATAATTAATTAGGAGATATTATGGCAAACATCGTTAGAACACCAAGTGCAGGTCAGCCAATTGACGCTACCTATTTATTAGAATTGGCTAACGCCATCAACACATTGGCAAGTAACATATCAACTTCGCCAACCATGAAGCTGACAAGCATCAACACACCATCAGCAGGTGTGCAAACAGTAAAAACATCCGAAGCAGCTTTTGTTGGCGGATACGTTGAGGTATCTAGCGGTAACGTAGCAGCAGGAACTGCAGTTAAGTGGGACTATTCTTTCCCATCATACTTTAAGTATCCTCCAGTAGTTACCGCAACACCAATTAGCGTATCTGGTGCAGATGCAGGAACTGGCGTTAGCGTTATGATCAAGTCTGTTGGTCAAAATCTTGTAAGTGGAACTGTGACTTTTGCTAGCACTGGAAATCTAACTGTTGGTCTAAACTTAATCATTGTTGGCATTCCTAACTAGGATATTATGGAAAAGAAGCAACATCGCCTTGGGGCAATGTCTATTGAGGACTATAATAATGCCCCAATTATACCTGGAAGCAAAAAGGTTTACTTTTTAAATGGTGACCTTGTTAGGGTACATCATCTAAATAAGTCTAATGGTATTATGTCTGTTTATAATATTACACAGGATAGAATAGAAAGTTGTCTTATTAGTGATTTTAAGAAAAATAGGGAAAGAGCATTCACTGTTGGCGAGACTGCTAGTTTAGTTAATCGTCATAAAAAGTATATGCCGTCTTTGGTAAGGAGGGGCATTGTTCCTCCTGCTACTGGCTCCCAGAAAGGCGGAGATACTGGGTGGCAGGTAAGATCTTACTACTCAGAGTCGCAAGTTTTTGAACTTCGTGATATACTAGCTTCATACCACATTGGTGGTCCACGAAAAGATAAGTTAATAACGAACAATATTACTCCAACACGCCAAGAGTTGACAAGGCGTATGGGAGATGGTATACTTACATATACCAAAACAGAAGATGGCAGATTCATTCCAGTGTGGTCTGAATCTATATAGTAAGGAAAACGGGTATGGA